GCTCCTCAGGTCCAAGTGACCAGTGGTGACGTTTCTGTTATCTATCAGGGTGACGTGATCCTTGGCCGTTTGGCCATGGGTGCTGACTACCTGAACCCAGCTGCTGCTGTTGAACTGTTTGCCGGTACTGCTACTAAGCCTGCCGCATTCTAATTTATATTATACTGGGAGTCTCTTCGGAGGCTCCTTTTTTTTAATTCTTTATTGAGAATAATACTCATTATCAAATTATGCCTTTTCCTACTACTGGCTCCAATACTGAGCTACAAGCTGTTAATCAGATCCTGGCGTCAGTTGGTCAGGCTCCTGTCTCAACGCTAGATACAGAAGAAATTCTTGTCTTTAATGAAGTGTCAAGAATTACAGGCTTCTTAGCTTCTACTACTCTCTTCACTAATACAAATAATATTCCAGCTGGTACTTACATTTCTGGTATTGGTGTTGCTAATAATACAGCAATTGCCACTACTGAAACCGTGTTTTCTACCACAGGTTCTATTTCAAGTAATGTACTTACTTCTCCATCCCCATATATTCCGAAGAATACTTTTATTACTGGAACTGGAATTGCTAATGTATTAGTGCAATCAGGACCAAGTGGTTCTGGTCCCTATACTTATACAGTTAGTGCAGCTAATGCATCGTCTACTACACTAACATTAGATCCTATTCTGTATGAGTACACCACTAACATTTCCCAAACATTAGGTACTTCAGATAGTTTTCTTGATCTATCTAGAGCTATTGTTACACAAAAAGTAGAAACTCAAACCAATCCTGACGTTGCAATCTCACGTGATACATTAAAAGAAACTTCACGTGAAGTACAATCTGAAGGTTGGGCTTATAACACAGAAAGAAACTACGATCAGTTTAAACCTGATGGTACTAAAAAAATACCAATCCCTAACAATGTAATCCAAATGGATTTAAGCCAAGACTACACAAACAATCTTGGTCGTAATGTTGTTAATCGTGCTGGTTATGTTTATGATACTATTAAACATACTGACATTTGGGATACAGATGAAACCCTTTATTTTGATGTAGTATGGGAACGAGACTATTCAGATATCCCTCAACCTATTCAGGCTTATATTGTAGCACGTGCAGCTGCTACTGTATCTAGTAGAATTATTGGTGACCCAAATCAATACCAAATGCTACAACAAAAAGAAGCTTACACAAGATCCATGGCTCTTGAATACGATTGTAATCAAGGTGACCATAGCTTCTTTGGTGCACCAAAACAAGGTAACTACTACAAGAGCTACAGTCCTTTTGACTCCCTGATTCGATAATGCCAGCAGTAACTCAATTGACACCTAACTTTCTTGGTGGTGTTTCTAAACAAAATGACGACAAAAAATTAGAAGGTCAGATAACTGAATGCATTAATGGTTATCCTGACCCTACCTTTGGTCTACTTAAAAGACCTGGTATGGAACATATTAATGTTTTAAAAAAAGCTAATGGTGATGTATTTACTAAAGCAGAACTAGCAGATGCAGTATGGTTTTATATTGACCGTGCTAGTGCTGGTTCTTATATTGGTGCTATTAAAGGTACTAACATTTATATCTGGACAGCAGATACTGGCACTTTTTGTACTGTAACTAATACTGGTACTTCATACTTAACTGGTACTAGCTCAAACGATTATCATTTCCGTAGCATTCAAGATACTACAATTATTACAAACAAAACTGTTACCACTGCTATGCAAGCAGCTGGTACGTTTGTTGCTGATTCAGTTGCTACCCTTAAACTAATTACACTTGTAGAAACGTTTGACTATACAGTTACGATTCAAAACATAGAAGCTCAAGTAACAGCTCAGAATACCACAACATTTGATGATATGTTGTTGTATAATGCATCAGATGTTGACACTAATCACCACTTAATTGATAAAATTAAAAGTGTTATTGAAGCACAACACTCAGCATCTAATACAGATTTTGATGGTATTTGGTATTTAGAGGGTTACAATAACAGTATTGTTATCAAGCGTGGTACTGGTACTAATGCAGTTAAAACTGATTATAGTGCAGTGACTGGTACTCCTTTAGCTTTTTCAATTGATTCTAGAGGTGGTCTTAATAACACTGCACTTGAAGTATTTGAAGATAGTGTAACTGCTGTAGACAAATTACCACTAGAATCTTTTGGTGATCATTACGTAAAAATCTTAAACAGTGATAGTGCTGAAGATGATTACCATGTTAAGTTTATTGCTTACGACACTACTTTAAACAGAGGACGTGGTTTCTGGAAAGAAACAGTAGCACGTGATGCTTCTCCTGGTTTAAATAATGCAACCATGCCACATGAGTTAGCTAACACTGGTGCTACTACATTTACTTTTAGTCCTATTGCTTACACAGCTAGGCTTGCTGGTGATGATGCAACCAGTCCTGTCCCGTCGTTTATTGGCTCACCTATTACATCTAGCTTCTTCTACAGTAACCGTTTTGGTGTATTGTCTGGAGATAATATAGTTCTAGGAACTGCTAATGATACCTATAATTTCTTTGTTAAGTCAGCACTAACACAGATTGCTTCAGACCCTATTGATTTAAATGTATCTAGTGTACGTCCTGTTACGTTGTCTGATGTGTTACCGTCACCACAAGGTCTTATCTTGTTTAGTGAACGGCAACAATTTCAATTGTATGCAACTGATGCTAGTGTATTGACACCTACTTCTGCTGTAATCCGTGATCTTTCTAATTATGAGATGGCAACTGATATTTCTCCTGTAGACATTGGTACTACCTCTGCATTTGTCAGTAGATTACCTGGTTATAGTAAACTTTTTACTATGGCACTACGTGATGTAGAGCAAAGTCCTATTGTTGTAGATATTAGTAAAGCAGTATTGGAATGGATTCCTGCTACTGTAGATAATATTACTACAAGTCCACCTAACTCTGTTGTAATGTTAGTTGATAGAGATACATATTACTTGTATTTATATCGTTATTATAACAACGGTGAGAAAGATTTATTCCAAGCTTGGACTAAATGGGAACTACCTGGTATTATTCAAGCTGCAAAAATTATCAACGATAATGTTGTAGTAGTTCAACAGTTTGAAGATGAATATTCTATTGGTTCTATAGTACTTGATGAGATACCTGCAGGAGACTCTGTATCGAACGCAACTACCTTTGAAGGCAATGCATGCCTAGACATGGCTACACGTCCTGTGAGCCCTGGTGGAGGCGTCTCAGCGGTTGTATATGAAGTAGCGTTAGATCGTACTAAGATCTACTTACCTTATAAACCACTTAGTACTAAAAAAGGTGCTATGCTCCTTAATGTACCTAAAGCAGAAGTTGATAATACATCAGCTGCTTTAGATGCAGACGCTGGTTATTGGGCTGAAGTTGAAGGTTTTACTGAACCAGGTACTGGTTATTATTACTTTGAAATCCAAGGTGATTTTACTGGTTATGCTGACGGTATGCTTGTAGGTTATAATTATGACCTTGAAGTAACACTACCTAAGTTTTACTACAGACGTGATGCAAACACTACTGATTATACTGCAACATTAACTATCGCTAGAGTTAACTTCTCACTTGGTAGAACTGGTGCTGTTGTATTTAAATCAAAAGCTACAGGTTCTAACGAATGGGTTGCTGTAAAAAATGTAGCTGAAGCTAGTTACTATACAGGTGATAGTAATCCAATCAAAGAAGAAAAAACTTTTACTGTACCCATCCATCAACGTAATACTAATTTTGAACTTAAAGTGACAAGTAATTTACCATACCCTGTATCGTTGGTGTCAATGATGTGGGAAGGAAACTATTCCCCACGTTTCTATAGGAGGTCTTAATGATTAGTACCATTATAGGTGCCGGAGAAGTGCTTGCTAAGGGCATCATGGGTGCATCCCAAGCTGCTGCAAGAAATCAAGCTGCTGAGACCGCATACAAAACACAACAATATCAAGCACAACTTGCTGCCCGGCAAGCTAACAATTATCAAATAGAAGCATACAACGCTGATCGAGAAAACTATCGGAATAACAGAGCTTATCAGTGGGAAACTGCTGTAAAAGAATGGAAGTATAATCGAGATGTTCAAGATTATCAGTACTTACAAGCTGTAAAACAATACGGTAAGTCTGTTGAAAACACTAACGATAAACTTACTTATAATAGCATTGCAGGAATGCAAGCTTATGAAGCTGAACAATCAGCACTGAATGATCTTAGAACTGAAGATGCTTTTAGTCGTCAAGGTATGCTTGTTGATCAATTACAAGCTCAAGGTAAAGCTGCATTAGGACAAGCTGGTAATTCACGTACTAAATCTCTTCAATCTAGTATTGCAGCTTTAGGTCGTAACGCAGCTATTATGGATGCTAGCTTGTCTAGTTCTGTAGAGCAATCACAACGTAACCTACAACAGATTGGTTTACAACGTTATGCTGCTGATATTAATGCTAAAGCACAAATGATGATTGAACCTGAAAGGCTTCCTGAATTAGTTCAACCTACAATGGGACCAGAACGTATCTTTGTTGCACCTATGAAAGTCCAACCAGGAGCTGTTCAAGCCCCTACTAGAGAGAGTACGTTTGCACCAATATTTGATGGGTTTACATCAGCTGCAACATCAATTGCAAAAGGTATTAAACCTTCTTATAATAGCCCTCTTCCTAAACCAGGAAGTACTGGTGGTAGTTTTGGGGGAACCAATTTAGGTATTGGTTCTTCAAGCGGCTTTAACTTAAACGCAAACTACGGAGGGTTTAATTCTTCAAGTGGCTTTAATTTAAACGCAAACTACGGAGGGTTTAAATAACCATGGCAAAACAAGTACAATTTAGAGGCGCTACTAAAGCTAGAGGGTTCTCCCCACAAGAAGTAAGTGATGCTGCTATCTCACGTATGCGTGAAGAAAGCAATCGTGTCGTACAAGGTATGCAAGCTGCTGCTCAATCTGACATCTCTCAACGGCAACGCATTGCCCAAGAGATGGAAAAAAAC